AACTACAACGATTTAGATGTGAGATTGAGAGTTTAGGCGGTTCGATGAGATTTTGCACCAAAACAATTATTGATTTATAGGGGGTGTAATTATGGCAGATTTTAAACCAAACACACCTTATACCGTACCTTTTAAAGTGTTGACACCAACTATTAAAACAGTTAGAGGAGTTGACACCAAAACATTCACAGAGCATGAAGATGTATTTTTTTGTAGTTTTAAAAGTTTTGGAGGTACTGAGAAAACTGTTAACGATGTGTTAGTTGTGGAAGATACGGCGGTTATTGAAACATGGTACACAACGGTTATACAAAGTAATTGTAATATAAAGATAGATGACAAAGTTTATGAGATTTTGGGAACGCCTGAAAACATAAATATGAGATATCAATATTTAAAATTTAAAGTAAGAGCAATAAAAGGAGGCGTGTAAAATGAGTGATGTTAAAGATACAATCGTTGAGCAATTAGACGATTTAGTTTATAACTTAATAGGAAATGATGATATGTATAACTCTATGGGAGGAAAAAGTCAAACTACCGTAGAGGCAATAGGTAAATTTAAAGATAGTTTATTAACGATACTTCAAGCTATAGCAGGTGGAGAAGGTTTTAGCGGTGGAACTTCACTTGTTGAAAAACAATATAGAATAACTACCGTTGAGGGTGGTGACGATTATTTTATAGGTTATTTAACAGAAATTGGTTATTCTAAGTTAGTTCATGTGCCTAGAATGAGTCCGAATGGTATAACATTAGATATGAACGAAGTTGATAAGGGAAGATATTTGCTATTCACACATAACTCATATGTAATGGGTAATTTAGCTTGTACTTATGAATATTACACAGATGACTCTTCTAATAAATCAGATATTAAGGGAGGAATACTTCAATTTGATAGTACAAGTCAAAATGTATATTTAATAACTGATGAGGAATTACCTGATAATGCAACAGTATTTATAGAGGCTAGTGGTATATTAGAAGAAATGGCTTTAGGGTAATAATTAGAGGTGATTAAGTCATGGCAAAGAAAAAATGGGGCGTAACATTTGAAGGATTTGACGAGTTAATGGGTAAGCTAGACAGTTTAGAGGGTGACTTAAAAAAAGTTACTGAGGAATGTTTAGAAGTAGCACACGACATTATTACGCCTCAGATTAAACAAGCTATGGTTAAACACAATCAAACTGGAGACACTAGTAAATCCATTAAAACCAACTCTAAGGTGACATGGGAAGGTACAAAGGCAAGTATTGACATAGGTTTTAAAATACACGACGGTGGTTTACCGTCAATATTCCTGATGTATGGTACGCCTAGAATGAAAAAAGACACTAAATTGTATAATGCGATTTATGGTAAAAAGGTTAATGAAGAAATAGCTAAAATGCAATCATTAATTTTAGCTGATGAAATACATAAAAGGATTGGAGGTTGAGTATATGGATATAGAATTATGTGAATTACTGAGCACCTTTAATGTACCAGTTAGGCGACAAGGTGGTTTGGCTGATGATGAAGAATATCCACAAACATTTTTCACATACTGGAATAACTCAGAGTATGGCAATAGTCATTATGACAATAACACATTAACTGTAGCTTATGACTTTGATGTGAATGTGTACTCAACCGACATTAACACTACATACGAATTATTGAATAATGCTAGAAAATTATTAAAGGCTAACGGTTGGACGATAGCCGAACGCGGTCACGATGTGGGTAGTGATGAACCAACACATACGGGGCGTGGAATGAATGTTATAAAAATAATTAAGGAGGTTGATTAATTATGGCAGATGTACAAAACAATCAAGAGGTATTTGAGTTTAGAGGTGTAGATAATTTATATGTTGCTAGGGTTATCACTGACACTGAGGAAAAATTTGAATGTGAAAAACCAGTCCATTTGTCACCAGTTGCCGAAATAGGTAAGACTACAGAGGTAAGCTCAGAGGCGCACTATTACGATAATAAAGCGATGATGGTTGTTAACTCAGAGAGTGCTGACACAATTAGTATTGTAATGGCACCGCCACAACTTGAAATGTTAGCTAAAATTATCGGTAAGTCATTTGACGCTGAAACTGGTATGTTGGTTGATAGTAATAGACAAAACGAATATTTTGCAATAATGTACAGAACTAAAGGAACTGACGGTGAATATAGATATGTTACTAGATTAAAAGGTACATTTGGTATACCTGAGGAGTCAAACGCAACAGAGGACGACGGTACTGAGTCAACAAATTCAAGTGTTACATACACTGGTATTTATACTGTACATAAGTTTACTAAGGGTGTATATCGTAATGGAGTTTGGGCTAAAGACGGTGCAAAGGGTATTGTTGTAGATACAAGATATGGTTTAGCTGATGTTAGCACATTCTTTGATAGTGTGCAAACACCTGACACTATACAAGTTAAAGTTAACGCAGAGGGCTAATATATAATTAAGTATTTAACTAAGTAACTAAATAGAGTGCTTATTAATTTAAGCACTCTTTAATTTTTAAATAGGAGGATTAACAATATGAGTACAATTAGATTAAATGTTTATGGAAAAGAAAATAAAAAAGAGGTTGAAAAAACATATGAGGTTGAGGGTTACGACTTATTAATGGGTACTGTAGAGGACTTTATTAAATATGTCGATATAGATAAATTAAATGATGATGTTGAGATTATTAAAATGGTAATAGGTTGTTTAAGTCAAATTAAACCGTTGTTACTAGATGTATTTGAGGGAATAACTGAGGACGAATTAAAGAGGACTAAGGTTAAAGAAGTTATAGCTTGCGTTGTTGCAATTATAAAGGCAAGCGGTAATATATTAGCTGATTTTATTGAAAACTCAGTAAAGTAAGGGGGGGCGTATGTGATAATACGCCCATTTATGAAGTTATGTTTAGTTTACAAGTAAATCTATGCGAACGATTTACAAGTTTAACGCCGATTAATTTAAGGCGTGAAAAGGCTAGAGAAGTATTTTTATTAATAAATAGATACAACAAATATAGTATGAGAGAACAAAGAAATAGTAAAAAGAAAAGAGTGATAAGGAAACCAGCGGGCGACAATTGGTTTTAAACAATCATGTGAAATAGTTAACAAGGTGGTGAAACAATGGCGGGTAATAATAATGAGACAACGACTAGATTTAATGTTGATATATCACAGTTAAAGAAGGGTATACAAGACGCTAATAGACAAATAAGATTAGCTAACGCCGAATTTAAAGCGATATCTAGTAGTATGGAAGATTGGGAAAATAGTACTGAGGGTGTAAGTGCTAAATTACAACAACTAGATAGTACATTATCGAGTCAAAGAACTGTATTGAAGAATTTAGAGGACCAATATAGAGCCGTGGCAGAGGAGCAAGGTGAGAGCTCCAAAGGTGCGGAGGAATTAAAAATAAAAATTGCCAATCAACAAACGGCGATAAATAAGACTGAAAAATCTATAGGACAATACGAAAGTAAATTAGAAGAATTAGATAGTGAAAACAAAAATGTTGGAGACTCTAGTATAAAGGCTAGTAAAGACTTAAAAGAAATAGGTAATAGTGCTGAACAATCTGAGAAAAAAACATCTAGATTAGCAAGTGCGTTAGGTGGTGCATTGAAAAAGGGTTTAACTGGTTTGGCAACGGCTACAGTTGGTGCAATAGGTGGATTTTTGGCAACTGGTGAGGCAACGCAAGAATTTACTGAGGATAT